TCCCTGCGGATATGTTAATCCTGCTAAAACATTTAATCGTTTCCATGCATTAATATGTTCAAATAAATTTAAAGAAAATACTTTAAATTTAAAAGTTAAAGTTCTTTCAATACCACCATATGTATATGAATTAAATGGATTTCCTATAAATTTATTAGATTCCCAAGTTGGTGTAAATTGTTCACTTAAGTCGGTAACTGTACATCTAAATTGTAATGTTTCGTTTTTATAATAGCTATAAAATTTTAATGGAATAAAATCATAATCATCAAAGTTCTTTCCATCAGCCGTTCCTGCAGTATCTCCTATATATGTAATATTATCACTTGAATTTAATATATCGCCAGTAGTATCCATTCCTCTTTTTTTCGTCAAACTACTTTTAAGTATTGTATCATGAGTATTTTGATATTTAGGTTTATCTATTATTACAAGGGTTTTTAATGCAGTATTTGTATCTACTGTTGGTCCACCTGATTTCAGTTTATAATGTGGTTCTGGATATTGCATCATAGAAAAAGTGCCCGGCTCATATTCAAAATCAGAATATTCATAACTTTCAACTTTTTCTATAATACCTTGATTTATAAGGTCATTTAACATAAAACGTAAATAAAAAGCTTCCAAATCCGACTGCTTACTATATTCAGGATTCTTTATAATAATTTTATTTAATATAGTACTATACTTATTTACCGATGAATATTTTAATTGGTATGGTAATGTTTCATCTATTTTTTTATTTTTACCACCAGCTAATACCACATTAGCAATTGCCTTACCAATACGGTTTCCGGAAACTAAATTTACACTACCTCTAATTAATGCACTTGTACCTAACTTAACTAATCCCCTTACAAGATTACTAGCAGTTGATATTAAAAAATCTTTTGTTTGTGCCATTAAATTCTTATTAGCTTTTAATACATTATTAAGAGCTCCAGGAACTTTATCTGCTTTCTTTAAATCAATTATTTTTACATTTATATCAAATTCATTTAAATAACCAGCTTTCTTTTTATCATATCCTTTTTGAAATTCTTCAGCAACTTTTGATGGAATCATTGGACCTGGTAATATAGAACCCAATACCCTACTACCAATATCAGATATTGCATTTAATGAAATTGCTGTTAAATCCGGTTTAGGTGGTAAAGTTGCTTTTTTTCCGTTTGTAAGAAAATTAGCTACTGCATCTCCTGCATAGTTTCCAGCCGCCTCACCAATTATATCATCTAATCCACCACCAACATTTTGTTGAGTTGCTTTTTTCATTACCAACAAAGTTTTTGTTCTTTGATTTGTAATTCTAGCAAAATCCAATCCATACAATACCGGTCTTGTGGTTGTTGCAAATTGTTTTAAACCAAGTTGTTCTTCTTCATTTAATGTTTCAGATAATCTTATACTTCTGGTATTTCTTAATTTATTCATATTTGAAATNCCATCAAATCCACTTAAAATATCCCCAACTAAACCACCTGCAGTTTTTCCAAATATTGTAGGTTTATTTAGTTTATTAATTACAAAATTAGTTGATGTAATAGGGGCAAGTCGTTTACTATCCTGTGGTGTATATATTTCTTCTGCGGTTTTTCCAGTATTTGGTCCTGCAGTATTTTTTCTTTCTTTAAATAATTGTTCTAAACTTGGCATATATTATTTTCTTTGTCCGTATGAAAAATTGTTTCTACTACTTTGTTCATTTGATAGAACAATACCACTTGTAACTTTTTGACCATCCAAATAAACATTATTTGATTTATTAGAAAATTCTTTCCTTAATGCTTTCATTTCATTTACTAAAATAGAAATTGCTTCAGATTGAAATGCATCTCCTCCAATTGGAATAAGTGCACCAGCCTTACTCATTTGAGATGCTCTATTTAAATTTTCAATTGCATTTGGTGCTACTGCAATTTCATCATTTGGTGATGGTTTAAATATACCTCCTTCGGCGGTTGATATTTGCACGCCTTTGCCACCGGCACCAATCGCCATATCACCTACATTCTTTGCATTACCCATAGATGATACCATTGCTGCAATAACACCAGCTGCTAATGCAACACCAATAAAAGGCATAGCCCCATATGCACTATAAACTTTAGCAATTGCTGCCATCTTAGCGGCAATAGCAACTTTCATAGTCATTAACCACATTGCTGTCAATCCTGCTATAATTGCAGGAAACACACCAGGTATAAAATTTAATACTTTAAATACATACCCAAATGCTGTAGCTATCATAGTAACTAAAGGAGCCAATCCCTCCATTAATGGTAATAATCCTTCTCCCAACGATGCAACTATACCTTTAAATGAATTTTCCATTTGAGTAACCTTATCTGCTATTTCTTGCTCTTTTGTTAATTGTTGAGTTTTTGCTGCTAATTGGTCTTCACTCATACTGGTAATATCCAATCCCTTATCCATAGCATCGGTTACTCTCTTTTTTTCAGCTTCACTTAAGTTACCTAATCTTTTTTGAATTAATAATTGTTTAGTTAATTGCTCAACAGTCATACCAGCTGCATCTGCTAATACTTTTTTAGTAAACATATCCTGGTCTGCAAACTTACCACTTCTTTCAACTTGTCTTAATATTTCTTTTTGAGCATCTACATTTTTTCCAGCATATGCTAATGCTCTTGCTTGAGATAAATTAAATTGGCCGCCAACAAATGTTGCAGCTACCAATTCCTTCTCAATACCATTTTCAAAATCTAAAAGGTCTTCGGTTGTTTTTAATACATCTTTTAATGTAGTACCTAATCTCCTAGCTTCAATAGCTTGTTTAGCTATTAATGATACATCTCCTTTAAAATAAGTGTAAGTAGCTTCTGCGGATTCGGCTATATCATTAAATACTTTAGATGGAGCTACTCCTACCAAATTGGCCATTTCTGCTACTTGTTGAGAAGCACTTTGTGCCGTTTCTGCTGATAATCCTGCCATACTTTGAAATACCATATTAACAGCTGCGGCATCTTTTTGAGATATTTCAAATTGCTTATTTAATAAAGTAATATTTGCAACTACTGCTTTTGAAAATTTACTTGAATCAGAAAATTCTGCTGTTAGAGCTGCAGCGGTATCATACACATCTTTTGCTTCAATTCCCAATCCAGCAAATTCAGCACGAATTTGTCTAACTTGATTTGAAATATCTTTCGTTTGAGATTTTGTTAATCCTGTTTCTTGTCTAAATTTACCGGCAGCTTCTTCTAATTCTGTAAACGATACTAGTGCTGCAGCTACTAGTGCACCAATAATTGCAATTGGTAGCATTCCGGCACTCAAGCTTTTTCCTAATTTTTTAGCCATATCAACTCCATCTTGAAGAAATGATGGTAATCTTTGATATAAGTCATCTCCTTCTTCTTTTATCTGATTCAGTCGTTCTTCTTGTTGAATTAAATTTTCATTTAATTGAAATAAATCTTTTAATTTCTTTTGTTCGGCAGGTCCTAAATTAGCAATACTTTCTTCAAATTTAAGTCTTCTATTAGCTACTTCATTTTGACCGAACATTTCATCTTTTACTTTAGCTGCTTCTTCCGCTTGAGTTGTAATAGATGTATATAGATTTGTATAAACCTCTAATTTCTTTTGGTTTATTTTAAGTTCATCATCGCTTAATCCTAATTGTTGGTCTTTTAAATCTAAAATATCTTTAGCAAGAGAAGCAAATGCACTACCACCTATTTTATTGGTAGTTATTAATTTTCTAGCATTAATGTTTAATTTTGTAAAAGAAGTTCCTAACGAATCTTGTAAATCTTCATATTCTTCCGCTAATGTATTTTGTTTCTCTAATGGTTCTGCTTGTTTTTGTAAAATCTTTAGCTTTTCCTTCTCTTTCTCAATTCTCTTTTCAAGTCTTTTACGTTCTTCCGCACCAACTATCGCAGCCTTTTTGTTTTGCTCCTCAATACGTTGATTAGCTTCTTCAATTTCTCTAAGAAGTTCTAATCGTTTTTCTTCGGCCTTATCTGATAATTTGTCAGCCATTAGTTATAATCGTTTGGTATTAATCCCCAATCCTGAAACATTTTAAACATTTCAGGTCTATCATTTTTTAATTTATCAATTTCCGGCTTATATTTGTAGTTTAATTTATCTACATCAGCCTTTAATTTTTGTAAGACAGGGTCTTTATCAATTAATTTTTGAAGTTTTTCAGGTGTTCTTTTTTTAGTAAACAGTCCAAAAAACTCTTTTAATTGATGTTTTTTTATTTTATATTTTGCCATTTTCGTTTATTTACACTAATTCATCTATAAATATGATATAAAATAAAAAAGTTAGGAATACGAGTGGTTATCTCTTAATCCTAACTTTTGATGCGTTTCCAGATTGTGCTTTTTTTGTTTCTTCGTTTTCTCTTTTTTTAGATTCTAACAATTTATTATAATAGAATCTTCTAAGATGAGTTGGCATTTGATATAATTCCATCATAGAAAAACCATTGCTATATTCCACCATTTCAAAAATTTGAGTGTGGAGATACAAACTATGATTCGTCACCAGGCCAAAAAAACCCTACGCCCATTGGAATAGGCGCCACCTCACTTTCTCCATCTTCATGTACATATGTAAATGTCATGTTCATATCTGGAGAGATTTTTTTAATATGTTCTCTGAATGCTCTACTATCTTTTGCTAAAAATGCATTATTAATGAATTTATTAATATGACCTAAATCTGAATTACCATCCACACTTTTAATCATATATCTTAATCTTGTTGTAATTTCATAAGATGTATCTTTATTCATTTTTTCTAATGCTGCTATATCTTTATCAATTAATTTTTCATCGCCATGTGTAAGTAATTTAAATACTAATTTATTACCAGTAGGTGTTGTAAATTCAAATTCATTTTGATTTGCAAAATTAGAATAATCAACATCTTTTGTTTTAATTTGAGCCAAATCTACTTTTGTTTCAATGGATTTTCCTGCTTTTGATGAATAAAAAGATATATTGTAATCTGCACCATACCCCAATAAACGGGTTGCTAAAACAATAGCGTTTTTATCNCCTATTAATATATCATCTATATTAATATTATCAACTATAATAGATTCAAATAATTTATCTAATACAATTCCTTTTTTGATTAGATTTGTAGAAGAAAGTATATCTTCTTCTTTTGCAGTCATATATTTTATTGTAATTTGTCCAGAAGATAAAGGATGCTCTTTTGGATATAATTTACCCTTTGATGGTAAATCTAATACTTCTGTTGGGAAATCATACTGTTTTTGGTTCATAACGTTACTTTGTTTAAGTGTATATATAAATACATAGTTTTTAAAAAATTAGAAAGCATAAAAAAGGGGATATTTTAGTATCCCCTTTAGTTTTATGTTTTTTTGAATATTAGTATTCAAGAATTGCGTAATCATATGTTAATGTTAAATCAATAGTAACTGGTTCATTTGTGTTAGAAAAGTCCAATTCACCAAAAGCAGCTTTAGTAATAAATGCTCCTTTTAAAGTCCATTGTTCAACCTTATCACCAACAGGACCTAACATATAAAAAGTAATATCTTTTTTATAGAATTCAGCGTAACCATCTCTACCAGTAATTGATTCATGTGATAATCTCACCCACTCCATTACTAATTGAGCTGCCGAAGGAACTACTGGGTCATACAAAGTGATATTTAAGTCCTGCCACTCACCTTTACCCTTTAATTTTCTATAAACGTTGATATGGTCTATTTTTACAGTTTCAAAATTTATTTCTGGTCTGTTTGCTGTTTTAACCATATATGCAGGAATACCCACACTTGTCATTTCCATATAGTAGCGGTTTTTCATCTTCGGTTCGAAGGTATCCGCTATCATTTGGGTATAATTTAATATATTATCTGCCATTTTTTTGCTTTTTATTTTATATTAATAAATATCTATTTTTTGTTTTTCTATATTATGCTGAGAAAGATGCTCCAGTTGGTAAAATGTTGAAATCAATTACTATGAATTCAGCCGTTTTAGTTGGTTGAAGGAATATTGCTCCGGCTAATATGTTTCTATCAATTACATCCGGTGTGTTATTAGATTCATCCATTACAACATTGAATGCGTACAAACCTTGTCTTTGTTGGATACCCTCTAAATACGGAGTTACGGTGTTAATGAATCTTGCTCTAGTTTCAGTTGTATTTTGTTCAAATACTAAGTAACGAGATGTAGATGCTATAAATTTCTTCATTGTAATTAATAACCTTCTAACATTAATTCTATCTAAAGCAGATGCTTTATCTTGTAATGTCTTTTGTCCGAATGCTACAATACCTTGTCCAGGGAAAATTGCAATAGGGTTTACTTTATTTTCATAAAGGATATCTCTTTCTGCGTGCGTTAATCTATTTAATACACTAACTGCGCCAGTGATACCACCTCTATTCAAACCAGCAGGTGCGAACCATTCAGCCGATAATCTATCACTACTAGCGAATACCGCTGGTAACAATGTAGAAGGGGGAACAGTTGTTATTTTATTAGTATTACTATCTATAGTCTTAACCCAAGGATAATAACAAGCTGCGTAGTTTGTATCTACTGCTTGCGCTTGTTCGGTTGCGGTAGTAATTGATGAATCATAATCAGTAAAATCAGCGATGTAGAAACAATCTTGTCTATCTTCAACCATTTCAATCATTTTATCTACAATTGAAGGATGTAATACTCTATTAATACCAGGAATTGAAATTAAATTAATATCAAAATCATCAGGGTTAGATAAAGCGTTAATTGCTTTTGTATATCCCAAAGAACCAGATGCCGTTGATTTAGAACAATTCAATCCTTGCGTATTTGCAGGTCCCCAATCATCATCACCAGCTAATGCTATCTTTACAGTTGGAGATACACCATCAAAACCACCTTGGAAACCTAAAATAAATTGTCTCTTAACCATATCACTACCAGCTGAACCGGTCATTACATAAGTCATTTGAGAATCAAATGAGAATGCTGTATTTGCTCCCACATATGCTCCATCAGGAATTGCGTTTAGATAAATTGAGTTATCCCCAGCTACTCCAGCAGTATCAAAATTCATACCACTATAATATACAGTAGAAGTTGTTGTGTTATTTGCCGAACCAGTTTGGAAAACTACCGCTGGTACATATGATGCATCAGCACTAAGTGTTGCAATTGGATTTGTATAAGCTGCATGTCCAAATGGTGCTGCTGATATTGGGAATGAACCTGGTTCAGATACTTCAACTCTAATATGAATTGATTTATTTGAATAATCACCAAATTCAGTAATTTTACCATTATCATCTATTGAATAGTATCTATCACCAATCACTCTAGCTATATATCTAGGAGATGATGGGTCTAAGTTTACGTTACCAAATGATTCAATTACACTAGCTCTTTTATCAGTATCACCATAAGTTCTAACTGTTACAGAGAATGTTGAGTAATCAGTTGAAGCATCTTGTCCAGCTGCTTTAACATTAGAAATACCAATTTTGTATTTAGTATTGTATGGAGTA